AAATGCGTTGCGGACACGCGCGATGCGGATGTCTTGGTCGAAACTCTCTTCGTTGCAATACTCAGTCAACAGGCGGATATAGCCTTCGCCGTAGGTGACTTGGTTGTCGCAGGCGGTGTCATAGGCCACGTCGGCGTCTGACATATACTCGATGTGGCGCACCACACCATTAAAAATCTCTGCTACCTGCACGTCAGCGTTGTCGTCGGCTGGGATTACCTTACCGCTAGGGCGGTTTTGACGCTGTTCGTTGGTAACTTGACGGACGTGCTGCGGCAATTTGTTAATTGTCAAGCAGGGACGTGCGTTAATTGTCTGCCCTTGGACGCTTCCGCGGGTCGCCAACACGTCAGCAGGCCATTGCCACTGGTTGTCGGGCGAGCCTGCCATAAACCGCAGGTCGTCCAGTTCGTCTTCACGGCTGTCAGAGTACGCAGCCTGCGCCATTTGCAGGCGCGACCGCATGGTTGCCATCTTGTCATGGTCGTCGCCGGTCGTTTTCGGCGGGTTAGAGCCTACGTTGGCGACTTTGCCTGCCGTGTTGATGCCTGTAGGGTCGGCCATGTGCTATTTCTTGCCCTTCTTGGCGGCTTCCCGCTTGACGCTGTAGGCTATCGCCACAGCCTGCTTTACAGGCTTGCCAGCGTTTACTTCAGCCTTGATGTTCTTACGAAACGCGGCTTTGCCTGTCGATTTGACGAGCGGCATGATTATTTCTTCTTCGTTGGCGTTGGTTTCATCATCGTCGTTGTACGGATGACTTGCACTGGCTTTGGTGCGGGCGTTTTAGCTGGCATTTTGACTGCTGCACGGCCACCGGCGGCGCTTGTCGTGCCTTCGCGCGCTACGCTTTCCATTGCGCGGCGTGCGCGGGCTGGATCGCGGTTAGCGATAGCGGCCTTTTCAGCCTTAACAGTACCAGTCTTGTACAATGCTTTGGTGAATTTGTTGGCTGGCATATTATTTACCCTTCTTAGCTGGTTTTTTGGCTGTCTTGGCGCTCTCTTTGAACGCTTTGGCTGTTGGTGCGCCTTTAGCGCCGGGTTTACGCATCTTTTCGCCTGATCCAGCCGCTATGCGGGCCTTCTTGGCGTGAATATTTGCATACAATCCGGGCTTCATGAGCAATTCCACCTTTTCAAACTAGCCTTAGCGCGGGTGCCGTCCTTAGCCTTGGCTGCTACAGCGCCCATACGGGCGCAAAATGACGCTTTGCGGCCTGCATCGGCCTTTGTCTTCGGGTTGGGCGCTGGCGCTTTCAGCTTCGAGCCTGTCGCAGCGTTGTACTTTGCACGGCCCTTGGCAGTCAGCCCCGCGCCTTTGGCAGCGGACAGCTTCTCCCCACGGCCAACTGACAGCGACACAGACTTTTTCTTGTCCGCCATGCTTACGAACCCATCCAGCTTGTAGAAATTCCTTGTGGAGAATAACTGCTCATGCGTCGCTTGTCAACGCGTGCTTCGCGGTGTGCGATAGGAAATGCAAACGTCACTGCGATGGCGTCTGCTGCGTCAGGAGAGGCCAGCCCGCGCGACTTCATGTCCTTCTTGCTTTCAAGAAAGATCGTCCCCTTGCTGTCAGGCTTTATCTTCGGGCTTATCAGGTCCGTTTTCAGGAACCGATCCGCTGGTATGTGCGCCGTTTTCAGCCAGTCGCGCATGGCGCCCCACATCTCTGCACGCTTGTTGCCGTACATCATCTGCTTCATGGCTTTATTGCCGAAGTTCACACCGCGTATCTTGTACCGCTGCTCTTTCAGCCGGTCTACGATGCCTGCGCCTAGCCCGCCTTCGTCGATGACGACCAGCGCAGGCTTGTATTCCTCTATGGCGTCGATGACGTGCCCTACCACTTCCATAGTGTCAGCGCCTTTTAACCGCTTGATGGCGATGATGTCGCGGCCCTGCCGCACAGCGATGACGGTGGCGTCCGCGCCGAACCGCGCAGGGTCAACACCGATGGCGATGGGTGCCGTTTCGTCCTTGTGCTTGGGCCGTGCCATTGCGTCGTCCACCAGATTGACGCCGATGAACTGGTCATCACCTTCACTGGGGAATTTACCGAAGACTTCGACGTGCGCTTGGTAGCTGTCAGGCCCATATTCGTCGATGATGCGCTGGTACAGGTTTTTGTCTGTACCCTCGACTTCACGCGCGTCGATGTTGCGCGTCTGCCAAAACGCCCGCTTGCTGTGAAATGTCTCGTAGAAATAGCCCGTGTTCCGCCGCGGGTTGGAAAAGGCGACATGAAAGCGGTGCGGCGTGTTCTCTGTGAAGAAACCATCGGACACTGACCAGATGCTGTCAGGAATACCGCTGGCTTCGTCGAAGATCAGCAGCACACCATCGAAATTGTGGACACCCGCGTACGCGTCTGGGTTCTCTTCCGACCACAGCCGGCCTTCGACTGACCAATAACGCGTGCCTTTCTTGAGGTCGCGTTCGACCAGTTCCGTCAGCCACTTGGCTGGCATGATACGTGTGGCGGCTATCTCGAACCAGTGACTGTTGAGCGACATCGCCAGCCACTTGGTAATCTCGGCCCATGTTACGGAGCGTAACTGCGCCTCGGAGTTTGCCGACACGATGGTGGTCGAGCCGATGCGCGTAGACAGCATCCATATCGTCAGCCAGCTTACTAAGGCTGACTTGCCGATACCGCGTCCTGACGCAATCGCCAGCCGCATGGTGTCATAGTCTATCTTGCCGTTGTTCTGCTTGATGTGGTCGCGGATAGTGCCAAGCACTTCGCGTTGCCATTTACGCGGGCCTTGGAAATGCTCTAGCGGCGTACCCTTTTCGCCCCACGGGAATGTCAGTAATACAAAAGCTAGTGGGTCATCCTTGATCGCTGGCGACCACAGCCTCGACATCAATTCCATCTCTTCCGATGCGCTGTAAATCGGCTGCTGCATTTGGTGTGTTATCCTCTAGCTGGGGTATCTCAAGATACGTCCCTTCGATGACGCGCTGCTGTGCCTTTTCGAGCGCGCCTGTAATGCTGATCTGCTGGTCGATGTTTACGTCGATCTGCTGCTTGGCTACCCAGCCGTGCTGATGCTTGAGTATTTCCAGCGCAGCCTTGCTGTCGCCATCGCGCGCCGCTTCGTACATCGTCTTTGCCGCTGTGTATTCGCCGTCGGTGCGACCTTTGATCTCAGCCATCTCCACCAGCGGGTCTGCATCGGCCAGCACGCGGAACTGCCGCGGGGTTAATCCAGCGGCCATCGCAAGGCTGTCGCCCTTGAGGCCGTAGCGGGCAGCTTCATAGATTGCCTCTAGCCGCGCCTCGGTGGCTTGCGTCCGTTCTGGTGTGAATGGCAGTGAGTAGAAAGTCATCGGGCCGCATACTAATCGAGTTGTGGTTGGTATGCAACAGGCTTTGGTGCAGTGAGATTTTGAAAAAATAAAAATTGTTTGCGGACGGTGCCCGTGACAGTCACGCGGCCCAAGGCCCCACCCCTCCCCCCTCCAGCCAGACGCAAAATGCGAATGGTTCTCAACAGTAGATTTCAGCTTGACCTTTCCGCTTTACGTTAACGTCAACGTAAAGAAAAACATATCTGGCTGGCTATGGTGCAGTGCAGCACATATTTATTAGGTGCGGTTTTGTGCAGTCAATTGTCAAGTTGCCATGGTGCGCCAAGTCACCCGCAAATTGCTTTACGTTCGCGTAAAGCGCGCGCGATTAGGGCGACCCTCTAACTGTGTTACTTACATAGGGGACGTCATATTGCCATGGAGTTGCAACTCGCCGTGAAATATACGTATACTAACCATATAGGTTACTTTTATATAAACATCACCTTCTTATCTAATTAATGACAATATGACGTCCAATTGCCATTAATCCGCGCAATCAAGCCATTATTCGGGACGTCATTTGCGGTGATTTCAATGACGTCCCCGATGACGTTTTTGACGTCCCGGCGATCGCGTCCCGGTGATCGCGTCGCGGTGATCGCGTCCCGGTTGTCATTTATGGACGTCATAATGACGTCCCGATGACGTCCCGATGACGTCCCTCAATTTATTTTGCGT